AGTAAGTACTAAATTATTCTTTGGTAGCAAAGAGTATTTAAAGTTTGGTGTTTCGCCATCAATAAGATAGTCAAATCCAAATCTCCAATCTCTTGGCATCTCATCTTTAACCTCATTAGATAAACCTTGAAGGTGTCTAATTGCAGATTCATAAAATCTAACAATAGTTCTATCAACAATATTCATTGGATCTACTTGACCTGACTTGTAATATAAGTTAGTCATATCTCCACGTTGAACATCAAATGAAGATGCCGCCAATTTCTCAACGACATGAACTTTTTGATCTAACATCTTTAAGAAGTTAGTTCTATTAGTAGTATTAAAATGATCTCTTAATTTTTGAAGTGCCATATTATGCTTTTTTAGGTTGTTCTTCCTTAGTTACATCAATTAGAGTTTCAATAATTGCAATATAAGCTAAATACTTAGCTATTGTTGCAGTCCATACAATAACAGTACCTGCAAATGGTATTGTGTGAAGCGATGCTTTAAGTAGTTTCTTTCCGACATCTTTCACCTCCATTTCTGTGATAACACCGATAATAGTCGCTAACGCAACAAATTTATATGGTCCCGGTGCACCTGCAACTTCTGTTGCCCATACTGAAAACTTCTCTAGTGAATTACCTACAAAGTCTTTGACCTTATTTTTTACTTTATATAATAAGCTAAATGGAGGAATCTTATTTAACTTAGCTGCGATTGTAGATACAAACGGTATTTTTACACCACCAGCTTCATTAAGCGTAGAAAAATCTAATTCACCTGATAGTACAGCTTCATTAATAGACTTGTATAGTCCAAGCTCCATACCGTATGGAGAAAAGCTTTCATTAGTATCTGAATCTTTGGCCGCCTTTTGCATTGCTTGTGCCATTTCTTTGTGAAAGCCACTTAAAACCCAAGCTTTAAATGATTTTAGCATTTTAGTTGCATTTACAATCTCACTTGCTAATAAACTTTTATCAGTAGTACTTGCAATAGCATCTTTAATCTCAGGAGCTTTAGCCTTTCCAGCTTTAAGAGCCATTGCATAGACCTTATCATAAGCTGTTTTACATGCTTTAGCAATATTTTGTACAACAAGCTTAATTACTTTACCAACATCACCACCAATTTTGATGATCATTTGTTGTGTATCTGTTAGAGCTTGTTTACCTTTTTCTTTGGCAACCGCAACTGCTTTATCAAACTTTTCTTTAGCCTTTTGAATTAAGTTTTCTTCAATCAATGCATCATCAATAGACATTAAGTCTTCTAATAACATGTCATCAAAAAGACCGGCATCTACAAGTGCAATAGCCTCGTTGATTACTGGTTTAACTTCTTCAAATTGATTAAAAATGTTAATGTACATTGATCTCTGTTCAGCAATGACTTGAGATCTAGTTGCATATTCTGTAAATGATAATAATGGTTGCATAGTTGTATTATATATTATCTGCCTTCTCTCGCATCATCAAATGCAATCATAAAGTCTTCGCCGTCCATTCTATAATGTGCAACAATGTCTGCTAAATGATCATTCATTGCTGGATTAGAATCTTCTAGATCTTCTCCTGTGATTTCTTTATAGTTCTTAACAATAAAATCTGCAAGCGATTGTTCAGTTGGCGTTGGACCATATTCCTTTTTAATAGCCTTTAGAAAACCTCTTAGAGTTTTCATATTTTCATTTAAAGACTCACTTGTATTTACAAAGTCTTCAAATAGTCTTACATGTTTCATAGTTATTTCTTGTATTTTTGTACAATACGTTTTAGTTTTGTATCATCTCCTTTAAGAGCAGTCGTTAAGTCTTGTTTTAGACGATCATTAAACTTAAGATCTTTAATTAGTTTCTTAGAATCAATTTTATTATCGTCAATAAAGTCTTGTACTTTATCTTGGCCTGACATACCTGTCATTCTATGGATAGCATATGCATCAGTAGAAACCGCTTCATTTGCAAAGGCTTCAAATAGTTTTACATGTTTCATAATTATCTACCGTACTTAATGATACCCATTAGCTGATTAATTGCAGCGAAAGTACCAGTAAGTTTATATATTTTACCATTATATTTGAACACCAGGCCTTCAGTTGGTATGATTGACTCAATACCTCCGATTCTTTCAAGTCTTGCAAGTTCAGCTTCGACTTTTTCGATCTGATCAATCGCTCCAGTCTTCTTGATTTTAGAAGCTTCAGTTCTAATTTGATTATGTAGTCTTTGCATCTCAGCATCTGGAGAAGCTGCCACAAAATTAGAAGCATTCATTAAAACAACTGAACCAAATTCTAGGAATAGATCTTCAAATGGTCTAATGTTTTCTTTGTATTTAACGCCTGATTTCTTATCAAATGCTTTAACCGCTTCCATGCCTTCTTTACCAACGACATTTGTCATTTCTCTAAAGTTCATAAAAGACTTATTGCTAAATGCCCATCTTTGTAAAAGACCTTCTTTAGCATCTTGTGCAATATTAGGGAATGTTTTATCAATCTCTTCTCTCCACCACATTTCATGATATTTAGAAACCTCATCAGAACCTTTAAGATTGTACCTGCTTTGTAGATCATCAATCTTTTTCATAAAGTAAGGAAGCTTATCATCAAATTTTACATCCTTTCTAAGTTTTAACACTTGTGGTGGAATAATATTGAATACTTTACCAGCTCTTGCATTTACCTTATCTAAGAGGTTTGCAATTTCTTTAGCCGATCTAGGGCCCATATCACCTGTAATATTACCATTGCCATCAGTCTCTTTGATACCGTGGAATTGAATAATATCTCTATCGTAATTGATTACGTTAGGATTCTTTGAGTAGATAAGCTCCATGTTCATGAAGTTCTTACCGTCGTTAAAGTATTTTTCTTGATCTTGAGCACTAAGCTTTGTTAGAGATCTAGATAAATCTTGAGCCGCAAATGTAAATGTATCTCTTACCATTTCAGATGGATGATCTTTAAACATTTGTGTAATTTGATCTAGATTAATTGGATCCTTAAGCTGCGTTTTATTTCTAGCAAAAAAAGCTTGACCATCTTTTACTGTAGCAAATACATTTTGACCATCGGTCTTTTCAGTTGCTTCTTCTTCAAAGTTCATTTCACCTTGAAGTCCAGCTGTGATAAACTTTCTAAAGTCATCAAACGTAAGATCTTTATCGTCGAACGGGTGCATCATGTGACCCGCTGCACCACCTTCTATAACAAGTTGAGAATCTCTCCATTCATTTAGATCACGGTGTGCCCCTTCAAGTGCCCTTTCAAGCAAAAATTCATTAAAAGAAACAAGTAATTTCATTATCTAAACTTTTTAACTTGTCTTTCGATTTCTTTTCTAACTTCTGCAATAATACCAGGAGCTCTAAATGAACCTCCGATATCATTCGCATCAAATTCAGCTGAAGCTAAAATCTCTTCCATCTGCTCCTTTACTCTTTTAACTAACGCAGCTCTTCTTTCGTCTTCGTCGTCTGAAATAGTACCGTCAGCTTTAGCTTCAGTAACATCTATACCTTCAACAAAAAGTGTTTGACCGCCTTTGTCTTCAACATGTACAGTTGCTTTAGGGTATTCTTTCTTTAATTGATTAAATGCAGCAGGAACTATTTGAGGAGTTCCAACTAATTCTTGTTTAACTACTTTACCATTTTCAATTACAACAAGAGTTACCGGGTAACTTCCTTTCTTTGCAGCGTTATGAATCTTAGATAGTTTAGCTTCATCAATATCGTGAAAGCTTTCGTATAATCTTACTTTTTTCATAGTGTTTATATTAAAAGAACATAGCGTTCCAAGTAATACCTATAGTCGCTTCTGTTTCTCCTTTTTTTGGTTTTTTATTGTTGTATTCGCTTTCAGTTTCTTTGGTAATTGCAACCCATTTTCCACCCTTCTTTTTTACATCAACTAAAACACTTCTATTAGTTGAAGAGCTATTATCAGAGAAATCTTGACCAATAGCATCTTGAAGATCTTTAACCTTTGAAGGGTCTTGATCCTTCATAGTATATGCTAGAGCTTTCTGATCTGAAGAGCTCATTGCTTCATTAGTAAAGTCTTCGAATAGTTTTACCTTTCTCATTGTATTATTATTTTATTTTGACCAAGGGTGATTTCTTTTAACCATGTCGAACGCATTAATTAAACCTAAGACATCTCTATCTTTTTCTGAGTGATAAACTAAACCTTCATCTTTAAAGTATTTCCAAAAAGATTCACCAGAGCCTTTGCGGTGACCATACTCAACATCGTTCTTCTTGTCGTATGTAACTACATTATCTTTGTGAAGCTTCTTAAAAGCGTCTACAAACTCTCTGTATTCATAACCTATTAGTTCATTGTGAGTATTAAACACAGAACCTTCAGTAATAAATTCGTTAAGTGGTCTTATATGTTTCATATGGCTAATATACAAAAAAAGAAAGACCTGGAAAAATCCAGGTCAACTTTTTTATAAATTTATTTAAGTTTTTTAGAGGCTAGATCTTTATCCCTCTTAGCTACATTATCTAAGTAAGAACCGTCTCCCCAGAATTTAACAACTAGTTCAGTCTGAGTAGTTGAGTGCATTCCTGGTTTGTAAACTGCTATATCTTTTAGTTTTTTATTAGAATCAATCTCTTTCTTCATGAAGTCAAGTGCTTGTGCTTCGCTTCTAAATTTGTTTAAATGAGAAACGCCGTCGCTATAAACAACTTCGTAGTTTTCGTTAAGATTTACAGACTCAAACGCTGGAACTAATTGAGAGTTGTTATACACATCAACCATATACCATTTACCATCTCTTTCATCAAATAGATAAACATATTCTGCACCATTTGCATCAGCGTCTTTAATATATTTTCTAATATTATTAACTTTACCCTTTAGTGGTTTTAAGTCATTTGGTCCACCATAAAAATTCATTTTATCAACGTTAAGCTCTAAACCAGAGTTATCACCCTTGCTTATAACAGTATCTACGTTATCTCCTTTTTTGTAACCTTTTTTAATTAGAGAAAGCATATGCTCTGGGTATGAATCATAATGAGTGTATACCGATGCAATATCACCTGATTTATAGATCTTACCAAATTGACCTCTTGTTCCTTCGTTAATTACTGTTTCGATTTTAACTGATTCGTTAAAAGAAGTATTAAACGCATTCATTAATTGTTCAGCAACTTTAGTTTGACCAATTGAATCTAAGTACATTGCAGTGCCTTCAACAATTGCTATTCCATTATAATTAGCTGCGTGAGTAATTTCAGAAATACTATTTTGAATCATTTCAGTTAGTTTACCAACTGAAACTTTAATGATTGCATTATTTAATTCAGCAACCTTAACTTCAACTGGGAAAAGTCTACCTTTCATTTTACCTGCAGTTGCTGGAACCTCTCTCGAGAAGTTAGCATCTTCCATTGCAAGTGAATATAGCTTCTTAATTGCACCGATGTGATGTATTGCAGGAACGCCTACTGCGTTTTTACCTAAAGCCGGATGTGCTTCAAAGAATTTAGCGTATTTGTTCATCACTTTCTTTGCATCTCTTTTACCAGTGACTACAACTGCTTCAGAAACTTCTTCTACTTCTGTAGATTCATCTTTCTTATCTTTCTTATCTTTGTACTTATACTTCTTATAAAGCTCGTCATAATCAGCATCGTCCTTTTCGTGATCTGAAATAGCCTCGTTTTCAGCGTTAAGTTCTTTTAAAAATTTAGCTTGATCTTCTTCAGATAGTTCAGAAATTTTAGAAACGTTATACTTAGCTAAAAGTTCATTATATTCAGATACTGAAGCTTCTCTTTTAGTTGCCATTTCTTTTTGTGCTTCCTCTTCTCTTAGTTGATTTTGTAGCTGAGAGAAAGACTTAAAGTTATGAATCTTTTCCATGTTATTGGATTATTTTATTTTTATAGTATAATACCTTGTTTTTATATATCTCCATCAAAACTAACTTTTTTAATCTTATACTTAAACTTTTCTTGACGGTATATTTTTTGTCTGGCTTTGCCATGGCGATATAAATAGTTTTCCCAATCATCGAATCTAATATCATCTACAAAGTCTATAATGTTGACTGAATCCTTAGACTCATGCTGCCTTAAACCACGACCAATTGACTGGCGAATAATAACTTCAGATTTGAATGATTCTGTAAAGAATATGTTGTGAATCTTCTTAATAGAGATACCAGTTGAGAAGGTACCATAAGAGGCTACAATAACGACTTCATCACCAGCTTCCATTTTCTTTTTGTATTCTTCTCTAATATCTTTATCAGTTCCACCGTCAACATAATATACTTTTTTGTCAGATCTTTGTCTTAACATTTCGTACAACTTTTTACCATGTTCAATTCTATGGAAAAGCACTAGAGAGTTCTTAGGTACTTTAGCAATAATCTTAGTTATAAAGTTTATTCTACCAGTTGAATTGATAACATAATTTTGTTCTAATGAGAATACATCTTTAGATTCATATTTGTTTGTTGCTAGTTCCATGAAAGCTTGCTTTGAAGCCTCAGGCGCATAGCTCATTTCAATAACTCTAACATTACAGCCTGCAATATGCCCTTCTTTTTGTAAGAAGTTTGCTTTAACCTCAGTGATTAGAGGTCCAGTTTGGCTCATTAGTGTTAATTTATCAAGTGAGTTCTCTTTTGGAATAGTACCAGAAAGACCGTATCTATACTTTGCATTTCTACATTTCTGCAAAATGGTCTTAATCGAGTTTGATTTAGCTTTGTGAGTTTCATCTACAATTACAGCCTCAAAATCATCAAAGAATTCTTTTGGTTTCTTAACCAGCGATTGATAAGTTCCAATTACAATATTTCTATTTGTCTTAATCTTTTGACCAGAATAGATTTGTTGAATCATCATCTTGACTCTGTTCTCATGATTATATTCACCAAAGTCTTCAGTTGCTTGAACAACTAAAGAAACATTAGGTACAATAAAAAGAATCTTCTTGGCCTTTTCTTTTTCTAACATGTATGCAACTGTTAGAAACGATATTAGTGTTTTACCAGCTGATGTTGCAAGTTCAGATAAAGATCTTCTAAATTTAAGAATGTTAAACGCAGCTTCAATTTGGTAATCTCTAGGAGTAATTCCATCAGGGTGTCCATCAAAAAAGTCCATAGCCCATGATTCAAATGATTCAGCTGAAATATCTTTATCAAATATTCTAGTGACACCATTGATTTTAATATCGAAACGATACTGCTTACATATTTTAGTAACTTCTTGCCATAACCCAGCTGGAATCCATTTGTCATCCTTAACATATGAAACATAACCGTCCCATATACCCTTCTTAACTAATGGATTAAATCTCCAACTCTCAATTCTTCGAGTTAGAGAAATATTCAACTGTTCTAGTTCAAGTTCAGTAGCATCATCAATTCTTAAAAATTGATTGTCTTCTGTTAACGTTAGCTCCATTCATAAGGCGCTGTGTTTTTTCTCGCAGTTTACAGATCGTTTAGCTGTAACTTGTTGCGAACGGCCCAACTCATATTATCTAGAGTTTTAACCGATTCTCTCATGAAATCCATTTGGGTTTCAAGTAAATTAAGAACCATACCATCTTCAGACATATCTGCTTTAATGAATGATTCTTTTTGTTTATCTGTTAGCTTGTAGTCATATTCATAGTAACTTACAAACTTAGTTTTATATGCTTTAGCCGATCTAACTTGCTGTTGCTTGATTTTAATATTAAGCTGTGCAATTTGTTCAATTAAGATTTGACGATACGATGGTATTTCAACCATAGCATCATGTAACTTATCAACGTACTTAAAGCACTTTGCAAGTTCTCTAATCTTGTGAGTCCATTCTTGACGTTGATCATTTAGATATGCGTCTAGTTTGATAACTTTATTCTGCTCTGCCATTAGAACAATGATTTTTTGTTATTACTCTTTGGTATGAACTTAGATGCTATTAGCTTCTTTTTCATTTTTGGTTTTACCTCTTCCATCTTCATATCTTTAGGAGTATACTCCACTGAAGATTGTTCGAAGTCAATCAATAGCTTAAAATTATTATGACGCTTACGCTCTGCATAAAAGTCATCTAAATCTTCTTCCATTTTAATATTAAACTCGATCATAAGTACAACGCATCCAATTTAGAGGTTGTAAAATAATCTTGTATTTTTTTTAATGCTGGTGATTTAAGTTCGAAACACTTAAGTACTAAATCGTTCAAATCTTTAATATCCTCAGTGTATATATTTAACTTATTATCGGCTAAGAATTTTGACCACATAAAGACTGATTTACCATTCTTAAGCTTCTCCAGCATTTTCTTTTTACCAACTTCGTCATTATCAAACATATATCTTACTGTTGGTATTTCATCTAGTTCAATTGTTGAACGACCTGCAGTTGCTAGTGCTAATGAGTTATTCATAAACATTGCATCTAATGGTCCTTCAAATATTGTAACTGGACGTAACACGTCAACTCTCATAATATTAAACAAAGTTGACAATTTATTTACTGCTGTCTTATCTTCATCTGTAAATGGAAATTCTTTACCCATTTCTTCGTGAAGTTTAGCTAGATCATAAGTCAAGTAACGAGACTTGTACTTTCCTAGCTTACGGCTTTGACAACTTAATATTTTACCGTCTGGTGTTTTGTTTAAGATCCATAAGTTTTTACCATTATTAGAATATAAAAACTCATCAGTCTTTGTGTGTAGTGCTCTACCCTTTAAATAGAACCATGGAAAATCACCAGGCTCTATTGACTTTGCACCAAAATGTTTCTTAAATTCATCAACTGGAATAGCATGTTCACTTGCTTTTAAATAGACGCCATGTTTAAGGGTTTCTATTTGCTGAACATCTACCTTCTTCTCTTTGATATAATTAACAACATTAATTCTATCTTCTGAAGATCTAAGAGTTTGGTCAAAATCCTTTAAGAAATTATTTACATCAGAGTGAGCGCTGCAGTTATAGCAATGATATTGTAGGGTGTCCCAATATAGATTACCTCTTTTCTTGTGAGTATCTGTATGTGAATCACCACAATAAGGGCATGCCATAGTCAATCGACCTGGCATTTCCTTTATCATTTGCTTATAAGGGTGGCTATGCTCTTGCACAACCACCCCTTTAACTAAGCTTCTAATCTTATTCTTAAGATCTTCTGTAAGATTATTAGATGTCGAGGTCATTCAAGAACGAGTCTAGATCATCATCACTATCTACATTAGATGCACTTGAAGTATTAGATTCACCGAACGCAGCATCTAAAGATGGTTCGTTTTGAACTGAAGTTGGTTTAGCTGCGGCTTTTTTAGGAGCTGGAGTTGATACCTGGTCCATTGAACCGCCTGGATTAGAAATGTACTGACCTAACACAGTATGTACAAAATCTCTAGTTTGATCGTCCCATACCTTGTATTCATAAGATGCAAGTGAAGGTGCTGATTCTAATTCTTCTTTAATAGAAGACATTGACTCTTGATTGCGTTCTGCTGGAGCGTCACCTAGCATAACTGCTGAAGTTGAAGCTGAGAACTTAGACTTGTCGTAGTTATTGTACTCACCTTGGCGTGAAATAATCAATTCAAAGTTCTTTCCTTCGAAAAGGTCAAATACTTGAGTTGGTTCGCCAAATGCTGGGTTCAATTCCTCATCGATTTTCTCTTTGATCTTGTAACCAAATTTGAAGATGCGATATTGACCTTCTAATTCTGGACGCTGTGGGTCCTTTATTACTTTGATAAGAGCATAGTACTGTTCACGACGCTTAAGCTTGTCGCTCATCTTACGATCAACTGCTGAATCAGACTTACGTAGACGGAAGAATGCATCTTGAATAGGACATTTCTCACCCACTGATGATGGACTATCAACAAGACGACCGTTACCAGCTGCATCTGTTAGCCAATGAACGTACTTGCGTACTAGTGATTTACGTGGGTTTTCTGGATTTGGTACGAAGCGAATAAGTGCTTTGTAAGTACCATCTTTACCGTCATCTGCTGATGGACGATAGATTACATCTTCAATTGTTGAAGCTGTTTGATTGTGAGTCTCAACGTCTGAGACACTCAGATTGAAAATATCAAAATCTGCCATAATGTTTAAAAACTTTAAATTACTTTAATTACCGTTAAATTCATTTAACACTCTTTATATATCTAACTTTAAAAATGTTTCAAAATTAGTTTTGTTAATTAAAAAAATACTGCATACCTTCGCCATCTTGCCATGTATGTTCGTCAATTTGTGTAAGACCCGCTTTGGCTAAAAGATCTAACGCTTCTTCATTAGTGATCTTATTTTCAGAGACCATCCATAAAAGAGTTTTTCTAAATTCAATAAGTTCTGTAGTTTTCATATTATTATATTATATTATTATGTTATTATTTTATATATTTATTTTATATATTTTGAAACAAAGGGCTTAAAAGTAGCATATAAGTTATGGTTTTACGCCTGAGAGGTAAGATTAGGGCCTAAACTAAGTTGATAGGAAAGTAAATAATAAGCATCTACAAGGTCATCGAGGGGCTTCATAATTTTCTTTGTTCCTTTAAATTGTTGACAGAAATTCCATAACTGAGACCCTTGAAGGGCATCTAACTCAAGAAAAGCTTCCCACATTTGTAACTTACTCATATTACCTTTACCAGCATGTTTCTTAATGGTTGTAGGTGCGTAAACCTCCATGGCTTTAACATCAAACTTATCAATCATAAGAGCTTTAAGAATAGAAGAAGCAGAAGCTAAATCAATAAGAGAGTTTGTACCAAATCTGGAAGTACCATAAGAAGAGCCTTCAAAATAGAAACCATAAGGTTGATTTGGATCAGTGTGTTCAATAATAATATCTAATAAACCATTAGCAATAGATTTGTGTCTCAAAACCCTTGTTAATTCTTGTTTATCAATATTAGGCTCTTCTTGATAGATTAATGTGACATCATCTAACATGGCCATTTCCTCTTGTAACTTTTGTTCTTTCTTTGTGCCAGTTTTTGGCTTAAGATATGATATAAAGTGAGGCTTACCTTCCTTTAGGATACAAAGGCCAGGAGAGTTAATTGAAAAGTCAATTGTAACTATATTCAAATTAGATACGTTTACCAAGCGCAGCACCTAAAGCGGCACCAACAAGTCTTGAAGTTAATAGATCGTGCATTACACCTTTTTCAATACCTAATACTTTAGCAACAATTTTACCAACTGATTTACCAAGTGCAAAGCCAGTAAGTCCACCAATAATAGAACCTAGAATACCTTCATTAGTAATTTCTGAGTTAAATGCATTTAGGTCATATGAACCATCTTCTAGTTTATATTCTTCTAAGAATGCATCGACAGCTTCATCAATTTTTTGTTCAAGCTCTTCGTTCCACTCTTGTTCAAGTGATTCGTTAATTGCCTGAATATCAGCTTCAGTTACGTTTTGTTCGTTTAAGTAGTCAATAAATGTTTTCATAATCTATATATCACTGTAATTCATTCAGCAAATTAAACTTGTTATATCTGAATGTAATGTTAAATGTTGAGAATTCGGCAACGTTTTGAGCCATATTTAATTCTAGTTCAGATATTGAGGTAAAGATTGGCTTCTCAAAAACAACACTCATCATATGAATACCCTCAGCATCTGTGATTTGTAACTTTAAATCATCAACATATGAGTTTAAGTTCTCTCTATTATAGTGATATAATAAAGTGTCGTTTAGAATCCAATAGTTGATGAATCCATCAAGTAACTGCAAAGTAACAGTTACCTCTCTGTCTATTAAGTTTTGAATTGGTACATATCCTCTTTTATATGTAATCGTACCGTCGTTTGGGTTTTGTTCAGATGGTTCGAACGAAATACCTGGCATAGAAATACCTTGAACCGTATAATTAATAAAATCAATAGGTTCTTCGATCAAGTTACCCGGCATTCTATTAAGATATGGCTTATACTTATCGGCCACTTCTTGTGGAATAAATCTCTTAGGAAACTTAAAGTTAAATAAGTTACTTCTAGAATTTAAGATCATCTTTGAATTGGTCTAATATTATTACTACCAGCACCAACATCAATACGAGTATTACCTAAAATTTCAAAGCTACCGTGGTGAATAAGAGTTTTATCTAGTCCGTTTACAATTGAAAGCATATATGTACTTTGACCCGTTTTAGCCGCAGCAAGTGCATTCTTTTCTTCTATTTTAAACATAATCTCGCCTTCACCTAATTCTACGTCAGCATAATTAAGAGAGTTGTCGATTGCAATAGAACCTAAATTTAGAACCACTTTATCAACACTTTCAAGTGAGATTGCAATAAAATCATCACCGTCTAGTTTAGCAATTTTAAATTTAACGTAGTTGTCAAACGGGCTTAGAACTAATTTAGATTCACCGTCAGAGTAAAAGTTGATAGCTGAATTATCAACAACTTCATTGTTGACTACAGTTACGTTAGTAGATCCAGTAACTACATTCATTCTTTCAATAAACGTTGGTACAAATCTAGTTTGGTTTTCAGGCAGTGTAGCCAAGTTTTCAACAATTTGTCTGTTCTCTAAAACGTTAGGTAGAGTGTTGTAAACTTTCATTACTGAATTTGAAGATGGTAAATTTACAGACTGTAATTTCTTACCGTATTTACCTACATTATAAGAAGTAAATGAAGCTCTCTTAACAATTTGAGTATTGTTGGTTTCGTCATATATTCTTAGAGTGTAGTCTATATTATATGCGGTTGCTGTTGAAGAGTTTGTTACAACTGGTCTAAACGGAATTGGCTCATCAAAGTTTTCAACTTGTGAAATAGACAGTTCATATGTTTTATCAAAGTATGTTGTAATCTGTTCAAAGACTGCAACATCATGGAATACTGTAATATCAGCATTTGAGCCTGCGATTCTATTCTGAATATACTTGTCAAACTCAGCAATAGATCCATCTTTAGTAGCATATAAGTTAAAGTAATCACCGTCTTCAGCTTCTTCAACTACTGCTGCGATATCTTGAAACTCATCTTCTTTTGCTAGTGTAAACTCAACTTCTTCAGTCGTATTAATGTAATCAAATCCAGTTGAGCTATCGACAGATTCAATTGTTTTATATGTAATTTCATAGTTAGCCGTTGGATCAATTGCATCAGAACCAGATCCAAAGAACCAGTTTGCAAAATCAGTATCCATATTAACTAATGAAGGTACTTTGATCTCTATAAATTTAGAGTACATTGTTTCACCTAAAATAAACGGCTTTGGATTTTGAATCTCAAATGAAGATGAATTAAGGTAGACAATAGAAGTTAAATAGTTCTTAATATTAGAAGCTCTTCTAACTCCAACTTGAAATAAGAAACCTTCATAGCCTCTTGCATCAAATGAATAACCAGATCTTAAGTGAAGTCTAACAGTATCATATGTGATAGTATTAGAAGGAATATCAGTCGCATCGGCTTGATCAATCGTTGACGATGTAGAACCAGTCCAATCAACATTATTATCAATGTAATTATTAGTAGAATCTAATAAAGCATACTTAGAACCTTGATCACCATCAACTAATATCGCTTGATATCTACCAACTTGACCAGATCCTGTTTTAATGTCATTACCTGTTTCTTCATCTGCCGTTGCATATAATGGGTTAGCAGTATTTTGAACTTTAATAGAACCACCTACTAAATTTGGGTAAGTATACGTGAAGTTACCGTTTGTAGTTGGTGTAAATGTGTAAATATTATTTGATAAGCTACCTACTGGAACTGCATTTTCATCTAAGATTGCAAAGTCAGCTGGCACAGTAAGAGCTGAAACATCAAACTTGTATGTTTTACCATTACCAAGAATTAACGCTCTCGAAGCAAAGTTTTCTATTAGAATTGCATTGCTTGAGGCAGTTACATCAAAGTTTACAACAAGAGCACCTAACTCATGAATTAAGTGTCTTGAATCAGAGCTTGAAGCTGTTGTATTCAGTGCTAAGACATGTGATCCATTATCGTCAATCTCAATCTGATAGTTGCTCAGTGTAGCAACATTTTGATCATGGTAGATAAACTCTAATAGAACGTCTTGGTCTAGTCTTGCGTATTTTGACGATTGTGCCATTTAGTTAGTTCCTTTATTAAAATTGAAGCCATTTAGGTGAGTAACCAAAAACAACACCGACAAACGGAGTTGCTCTAACTGAACCATCAACTGGATAGATTCCATAACCTATTCCAAAGTTCATATTCCACCTACTCTTCTTCTTATATGTATTCAACTCATTATTGATAAGATCGATACCTTCGATTTTAATATCATCAAATGGGTATTTTGTGCTTATTCTCATTCTATTAACACCGTTCTCTTTTTCAAGCGCTGCTAGTAGTGAGATTGTTTGGTAGATTGATAGCTTGCCAGTAATCTGATTACTATCAATTAAACCATTAAGAGTTACTACTCTTGTGTTATTATCACCAAAGTCTGCTGAATCTTTAAACATAAACGTTGAATCAGCATTAATAGTTGATGAAATTAAAAGACTATCCTTAAGTTTGATTTCAGAAGATAATAACAAGTTTACACCTTCAAGGTCTTTATTAAGGTTAAGTGCCTTTCTATATTTTTTAAGAAGCTTTTCATTCTGTACTGCTAATTGTTCAGCAGTAGAAACATATGTTTTAATCTCAGCTTCTAAATAGCCGTTAGCATTTCTGTAAATCTCAACAGAATCGTGAGCCGCTTCGTAGTTAGCTCTTTCATTCTCAACTTGAACCTCAAGAACTTTAATATCCTCTCTAAGCGCTGAGTTTGAAGAACACTGTCCTAATAGTACAAAAGCCAAAGCGGCAATTACTATAAAAGGAATCCAGTCTTTATTTATATTAATATTAATCATTAGTCATGCTCTAAATTATCAGCTCCTAAATAAATCATATAACCAACTGTAGTTGCAAGCGGTGTGATCGCCACATCTTTAACTTGATTAAATCCACCATCTTCTCCAGTTTCAATACCAACACCCGCGTTATAATTCATTATACTTTCACCAGTTTGTATTGCCTGAGATGCATACATCGGAGCTGAAACAGTATGTTTATGATCAGGAACCGAAATATTAAAGCTTGAAGTAGCAGATCCAGATTCACGATCAGCTGTAGCAGATGGTGCAGAACTAGAACCTGCATTTTGAATATCCCATCCCATAGGAAATCTACCTCTCATATCTGGAGTAATGTAATCCGGATAACCGACACCAGACCATGTAGCACCCCAACAGTAATACCAACCAGCCCAGTCACCAATACCTTTACCGGCTTGTTTGCCAGTACCAGCTGACCAGCCTAGAACCTTTGAACCATTATTAAGTACAAATGCAGGTACCATAACCATTGTACCAATAGGCACAACACTAGCCTCACCCCATTCGAAAGCACCGTTTGAATTAGTAGCCATAATCACTTTACCAGTTGGATCAACGACATTAGGATCATTAAATTCAACATTTCCATTAAACTCAACCGTATTACCTGAATTGAAATTAACATCAGTGTCAATTAAAGAACCATCTTTATTAAAATCTATAAAACTAGATCCATTAAAGTTTAAGTCTAATCCTTTACCATTAAACCCATAAACCACATCAGAACCTACCGCAGAACTTAAAAAATCTAAAGTTTTAGCACTACCATTGTCTTTAAAAACAACATCAATGTAATTAGAGTCATTACCGTTAGTATCGAATCTGATAACTTTACCTAAATAGGATTCACTTACAAATTTAATGCTAGAAGCACTATATGGTGCTGGCGAATTAATACTGGTAGCAGTTAGATCACCAATAACAATATTAGAAGGTCTGCCACCCTCTGTTTTAGTAAAGATAGTTCCAGAATATGTCGAAGATGCTAATGCATCGCCAACAAAGAAATCAGTGTAATCTCCAGGGTCACCTTTAGGACCAATAGGACCTTGAGCACCTGTTGCACCTGTTGCACCAGTTCCACCGCTTGCACCTTTAGCACCCGTTGCACCAATTGGACCACCTCCATTTGCTAGAATTTGGTCAAAATTGTAATTAATTTTATCGATCTGCTGTGCTTGTGAATCACCGTCAAAGATCTCTTTAATGTTAATAGCCATTTGATTAGCTTCTTATTTTTATATAAATGTATAGCTTATGTCTAAAGCCAGCTCTTTTGTTATATATTACCCTTAATTTTAAAGGATTTATAGTATCATACTCTATTCTGAAGTTTTTGCTTTCTGTAAATCCAGAGTCTAGAATATCATTTAAATTCTCAGCTGAAACTACAGTACTTGATGCTATTGTTTTATCATCTTTAGCATATACCTTTATTTCTTCAATATTCATTAACTTTAATAGGTTAACTTCAATGTATTTTCTAATATCATCTCTTAAAGAAGTTTTATCACCGTATGATTGTGAAACTTCTACGAATTTCTTAATAGAAAGACCAGCGTTATCGTCTTCAAGTAGATTGACTAAAAGATTATCAACATACATATCTAAGTATATTCTTTCAGCATCTTCAAATTGAGCAATATCTTTTGTAAAGTTATTAGCTTGATCTATCGACTTTAAAGTATCTAAAGTATTGACCTTTTCAATAGCATCATACGTAGTTATTTCATATTTAGATTTTGGTAGGTTTAGCGTAGAGGCTAAGAACGCTGACTCTTCATGTGTTGATAGAGTTCCGTACACATTCTTATTACTTTGTTTACTACCGTTCTTAACGTAAAACTCATCTTCCCAAGAAGATCTGAATACATTAATGTCTCTTTTTTCTATAGCAACCTCATCAATTAAAGGGTATTTTGGTTGACTGCCAGTTGTGTTTGACAACTTTAATATACCATCTGCTTTTTCAGGATTGACTTTGTGATAAAAAAGATCTTCTATCAAACCATATTTGTATTGACCTCTATTGACATATGAACCAAATGCGATGCCAAGTCTATTATAAGTATTGTATAGTAGCTTTTCTCTTTCTTCTTCTAATGTTAAAGTACCTTGATCCTCTAATTGAGTTGTCTTAAAGTATTGATATAAATCAGTAAATGTTACAACTGGTCTAGTTAGTGGTGTGTAATACCCTGACATTCTAATAAGAGTTGCTTGATATGCATCATCTCTTTCAACTACAATATAACCAACTTTACCAGCTGAAACCTTATAACTTTGTGGTTTATTTGGGTCAGCTATCGGTTTAAGCGTAGACATTTTAGTTAGCTTATGACCATCTTCAACGTTTAGAATGAATCTATTAGGATTAATTGTACCATCTTCTTCAACAGTTAAATACTCGATTGACGTAGTATCATTATTGTTTAATATATCGACAATATTCTTAGTAGAAACGTATTCGGTTAGCGACTTAAATAATCCATAACCACCATCTTGGTATTCAAACGTTATATTCTCCCAGTCACTTGTAGATAAACTTGTAATATTAAGTGTATTTGAACCACCTAATTCTTGAATCTTATAATTATCAGTCGCAATTCTAATAGCATTATTAGAAGTAACACTTATTACAGGAGCATACCAGTCTAATCCAGCATAACTAAACTTGATCTTATTATATCCACCGTTTTGATTAATAGGTATGTCCCTAATCAGCGTAGTGTTAACCCCGACTGCATCCGCATATTTACCATCAGCATCTTGTGCTATGTCAAAGTTTAAATAACCGTTTATTTCGGTATCATCGATAGAACCATTACTAAATACATCTCGTAAGCTATATAGTAGTTCTCTGTTTATTGATTCAAAACCAGTTTCAGTTGAGTTTAGTTCAATGTATAAACACACAAACTTAAACGCTTTGTTTTGAACAACTTTGATCTCTACGCCATTTTTACTTTGATTAGCGTTGAAATTAAGAACTGCTGTAAATTTATAGTCATTAAAAGAAGTTGAAGTTATTAAATTCTTAGGGTTTGTTTCGTTAAATTCTTTTCTTTCGTATAACTTAACCTTTAGACCTCTAAATAATGCTTCAGATGGTGCTTGAGTAGATCCGCCTCTAAGTCTAACATATTTAGCAGATGGTCCAGCTGGCGCAAAACCTGCTCCAGCAACGTCATAGCCCTCATAAACAAAAAGTCTATCAAAATAATTGTTATTGACATCAGTTAGTTTAGATAAGTCTAAATTAATATCGATCTCTGGTTGAATATAACTCTTAAGACTTGTAACCATATTGGCTACATCGCGAGAGCTTGTTAAAGAATCGTAGTACGGATGCTTATATAAATAGTACCATTCATGTGTCATGTCAGCTATACTTCTACCTCTAACATCAATGTCAGGCGACAGATTAGTTTTACCAAAAGCTTCACTCATTGAAAGCATATATGGCATTTCTTTAGCATTATGTCCATCTAAATATCTCCACTTATTAATAGTAGGTATAATTCTAGAAGCTAAGGCAAGTTCAGTGTTGTAGTTTTCTTGTAAACGATCATACTCATTAGCTATTGAAATAACACCGGATGAATTTTTAGTTACTGAGTTCTTGACACCTTGTAGATTTGCATATGTATCTTGTAGTAGATCCACTTGATTTGCATCTACACCTGATATATTGTAATCTATTTCATATTGTAATTCACCTAATTCTGAATTTGCAGTAGAATAAAAGTTAAAATCAAAATCATGGAAGTCAAATGCTTCAAACTTACCAAACTTAATTGTATTCTCAGTCCATAATTGAAGATTAACATCTTTTATTTCTCTTCTATCAATTGGTCCACTTATACAAACCCTGTAATACTTGGTTTGAACTGGATCTTTTATAGTTTCAACTACTTTAATAAATCCATTTTTAGTTTTAAGATATGTGTTTTCATCAATATCTCCAACTTCATCTTCTGAAATTAAAAAGCCTTGACCATCAAATGAACCACCTAAGCCAACATATACATTATAATCATCATAAAAAGCCTGGTCAAAACCGATCTTTCGAGTCTCATTATCACTTAAACCTACTATAGAAAGACAATCATTATTAGTATTATTAACAGAGAATGCCATGTTATATCTTCTGTTACCTGAAGATGTATTTGTAATAAGAATCTTGTTATTATTAACTGTAACATCTAAGTGCAAATCTAATATATTTAGCATCGCGCCTCTCATGGCTTTAGCAATATCTCTTGTAGAACCTTTAGTTGAAAACTTATGAGCTTCTGATTCTCCAGCATCTAGTGTTTGACTTTCAGCAATTATTGTGAATCTTGATAAATCAAGAAAGTCTTCTTGCATTTCAGTTTTAAGACCTAAAATATATTCATCAGCCGGGTTAGGCGTATCAATGACTTCTATTTCAATAAAATCCTTTGCGTTGTCCAAGTAAGACGTAATTGTTAATGTGTCTTCTCTCTTAACAAACTTAGACGTGTCTATATTGAACGCGTTCACATTCAGTTTAAGCGCGCTTTGATCACTATCAATAAGATTCTTTATGTGGGCAAATGACTTACCAGATTTTACCCAGTGTAATGTTGGATCATATAGTTCAGTCTTAGGTAACATGTCTAAATCAGTTAGACTAGTATTCGTTAAATCAAAATTAGTTTTAACAGTGTCGCTGTTGATTTGAAGTACATTATTGGTATATTTGATATGCTTAAATTCACCTTCTTCATGTGCATTAACATAAACGCCAATATATCTATTGACTTCATATGCATTATCGAAGTCTTCGAATAAGAATTCTAAGTTGATTAGATTAGCACTAACAAGCTGATTTCTTTTAAATCCGTGTGTAATGAATTCGTTGTTAAGCATTTCTACTCTGTCTTGTAAAACAAAGTCTCTATAAATGTATTCGCCCTTAGAAGAGAAACCACCTTTATATAAATCAATACCATTCCATGAAGACTTTTCGTCTTTCTCAAATGAAATAGTTAACGGAGCTTTAGGTCTTTTTGGATCATTAACGAATGTATCTAGATATGTACCTATTTTAGAGCCCGTTGATTTTCTAAGATCAAACGTTTTAACAATTGTTGCGTTAGACAACATATTCATTATATGAGAATTAATGCCGTCTCTAGTTGGTACAATAGGATCACTATCATCAACCGAATCTAAGAGAACATTACCTGAAACTGGCTCTTCAATTCTGTAAATTACAAAATATTCAGGTAGCTTTTCATTAATCCATAAAGGTGCCATGAATCTAATATTCTCATCGAAACCTTTAGATCCATTTAATCTAGCACCATAATTGTATTGTTCTTCGTATTGCTTATTATATTCTCTATAAACTGAAAGATCAGAGTCAGTTCTATAGACATCATAGATTGTATTATTGGGTGTATTAGCGTAAAAAGAAGCTAAGTCATAAGCATAATGACCATTAGCATCAAGATTAAACTTCTTGTATCTTTGATCACTTAATGCTCTATTAGCATTGATAGAATCTAGGTATATTTCACCTTTAGAATCTACAACAAGCTTTACGTTTGAAGACAATAATGGGTTAGTACGCAGAATTGCATTACTTTTACCCTCAATAGAGTTATTGTTTGCTTCGAAATTTAAGTTAGTAGCCATTAATCTATGATATATTTATAAGCGCTTGACTTATATATCATGGATTATTTACGCAGTATACTTAGCGAATACTTCTAGATCGAATGAGAATAGATCACTATCGATATCAAGAATATCTAAGCCAATTCTCTTAGAATATGTTAAGTTACTAGGAGTTGAATTTGAAATACCACCAATAAATCCAAGAGCTTCTTCAGCAACACCAGCATAATCAGTCATTCTGTATTGGAAAATTACGTCAATTGCAATTGCATTGTTTTCACCGTTCTTAATAACTCTTTTACCTGATGTATTATCTGCATCAACTGAAATAGATTCGATTGATAGTGGAGAAACAAATAAGTAAGATCCACATGATTTTGCACCTAATAAGTATTGATCATTAGGCTCAAAAGCCATCTTAACTGTTCTTTGTACAGTCGCATCGTAAAAATATGGTGTATTAACGTTATCAAATTTAATAGACTTAGAGTGTACAACACCAGCTCCATTATCATAAATCGTAGAGAATGACGAACCATTCTGTACTTCCGGGTGATCGACGTGAATAAGAATAGAATCATCATATCTTAATGTCACTGGCAAGTTTTGAATATCAATTGATTCTGCATCTCCACCGATATAGGTACCACCCCAAATGTAATTGTTAGTATCTTTTACACCTGGATATAGAGATATAACATCCTTTGTAGAGTATTCATGTTCAATAGCACCAGTAGTATCGCCAATCTCTAAATTAGTAGTAACATATAGATCATTAGATCTTGTAATGTCTTTAAATCTAGAGTATGCAAACTGACCTCTTAATTGAGAAGACTGTGTAGGAGCTTCGTTCAAGAAGTTTTCAGTTGTAAATTCAGATGCCGATGTATTTTGATATAGAACAGGTACTAAATCATATTTACCGTTTGCTAAGTAATATGTGTCATTTGCAACTTCAGTATCTATAGTTGTATTGGCATTGGCACCAAATACAGATCCTTGTGTTGATGTATATGCTGGTTGTTTTCTGTCTCCAGCAAGTCTTGAAATAAGTTCAAGAGGTGTTGCTTTAGAGTTCTCAAGAAGTATCTTGAAAGTTTTAGTTACAATATGACCCTTCTTAATTGTTAGATCTTTAACTTCATCAGTGTAATAGCCAGCAAAAATAGATTTAACTGTATTATTTTGAAGAGTTTCAGTTCTACCATCTTCATATTGAATCTTAACCGCAAGTTCTCCAACTGTTCCAGCAATCTTCTCTTTAAGTGCATTTATCTCATTTTGCATTTGAGTTAGTTTCTCAAATAAGTTGATTGGAGATTGCTCGCTTGTAAAGAAACCAGATGCAACGTTTTGTGCTTCGTGTGCAAAGTATTTGTCGCTAATAGAAAATGAATCAGCGGTATGTATGTATATGCCATTGCTTTCAAGTTCACTAATTAAACTAACCTTTGCAATCTCTTTAGAGTTTTCTTCAATTAAAGAAACCACTGACTCATCACCTTGAGTACCTGCTGGAAATTCAATTCTAGTAATATCAGACCAATCAGATTCTACTGGGTTAGCTGGCCAACCAGCCTCGGATAAAGACTTAACTCTAAATTCAACAACTTCTCCAGCTTGAATTGGAATATCAAGTTGATTAATATTAACCTCTTGACCGTTTTCAATAGCTTCAGTTGCCCAAATGTATTTACCAGTTACCTCGTCCTTAATTCTTTTTCTAGCTTTAGACTTAACTTCAATCCAATTAGAGAATACTCCAGTTTGTGTTGATCCACCGTCATTAACTTCAATTTGATTAATATCTGAAGGAGTACCATCAGATGAAAGGTATCTGTATTGAATTTTAAATTGTACAACTTCCTGTGGTACAGTATCTCCAGCTAATTTAGAGATTGGCATTGGCCAAAAACCTCTAACTCTGTATTTCGCTGAAATATTTTTAATAGAACTGTTATCAGCAACTGATTTAATTTCATTAACTAATGAAGAATATAGCTTAGATTCTGCAGTTCTTTCATTTAGCATAGAAGTTAATTCATTTCTATCTCTATCTCTTTCAATTGATGAAGAGTATTTCTTAGTTGCGATTTCAGATCTTTTCTTAGATAGATCATCATCAAGTCTTTTGATCTTATCTTCAGTCGTAACTTTGTTAGAATTAAGATCTTTGACTTTTTGGAATGAATTACTCTTAGTTAAGTGTGTGTTAACTTGTACAACCTTAAAAGAATTTGCATTAATTGAAGGTGCATCTGGTACAACACCGACTGTTGAAGGTGGGATTGAATCTTCTTTAAGAGCTTTAATAAATTGCCCAAAGTCAGACACTTCTTCTTTATAGTAATCTGCAAGCGATTGTACTTCACCGTTAGCTCTTGTAATAACAAGATCGTTAGTGTAAAATGCAGTACCAGGTGACCAAGACTCAGCTTCAAAATTAGATTCAGGATCTACTGGTTTAATGAAGGCTACCATTCTTTCATCAAAACCTATGTTGATTTCAATGTTTTCGTAAGCCTCTTTGTTCTTGTATATCTTAAGTTGATTAGTGCCGATTTTAACAGCTTCATAACCTTCTAATAATAGAAGTTCAACTTCTAGTGTATCAGTATTAATAGCTAAAACTCTATACTTAGTTGAGTTATTACCTGAGTTTAGTAATAGTTCATCATTTACCTTTAGAGATTCAGTTTCTGACATTGATTTATCAGCATCACTGTAAGTCAATTTATCTAAAGAATATAGTTTAACTGATTTAGTTTGAGACACTCCGTCTACTACAATTGATCTCTGTGCAGTTCTAACATTAGTTACGTTAAAACCACCGTAGAATCTTGAAGATCTAACTGGTGCATCTATAACCTCTTCGTCGACGATGTAAGAAACTGATGCAGTTTCAAGTTGAGAAATCATTGCATTGATTTCAATATTATCTAAACCTCTTAAGTTTTCGTCAAACCACTCAGTTGACGCTGCATCGTTTGCATCAACAATATATCTTTTAAGTTTAATCTTCTCAACATCCGTTGGAATCTGTTGATTAACATTAATATTTACTTGTAGTAATGGGTTTAAAAACGATTCAAAGAAGTTGTTAGACTTAGCTTCAAATTCTCTAGGAGTTTCTACTGAAGTTACAGATTTAGCAGGAGTCTTTAGCTTAGACTTTTGAATCTTTCTATAAGTGCCATCTGCCATTCTAACCGATGCATCAGAAGATCCAATACCTGACATTGATTTAAAGTTCTGGTCAAGTCTTTCAATTTCACGCTTTAAATAGCCGAACGCAGGAACCTGCACCGTCTTAAGATTACCTTGCTCATCGAATAAATCTAGAGATACGGTTTTCTTATCAGTTGTAATTGCTTCAGAAATCTTTTCGTAGTTCTCTAAAGAGTTCTGGTTCATTTCCAGAAACTGTCTGATTATTTGTGAGATTGAATTATTTGCCATCTTATCTTAGTACGTCTGTAACGAATGTTAATTGTTTTACGTCTAGACAGATTAGTTCAATATATGGTTTAGCACCTCTAATTTGAGATGGAGTTATTTGTTCAACTTTAGACCAACCATTTTTCTTATCTGTCCAAATATTGATGTTAAAACCATTCATGTTTAAAGTGTCATCGAATATAATCTTGTAAGATTGACCATTAACCCATGAGTGTGTAGTATCATCAATGTATATATTCATATCATTATTGACAGCCTGTGTTTGAGTAGCTATGTTAACTCTCATCATATTACCAAACGACTTAAGTCTTGAGTATAGCCCCTTAGTTGATATGTTATCAATATCAAATTCACTAATAGTATTAGCTGAAGCTGTTTTAGCGCTTAAGTCAAACTCAAACTTATTCAAAAGCATGTAGCCTTCAACCGTGTTATTAATTTTAATTTTACCAGGAACTGACTTGTCAACCGAAGTGCCTTTACCGTCAAATATAACATCTGTGTTATATTGAACTTCGGTTGGAATTGTACCGTTAACGATACTGTTAATTCTTCTATTGATATCAGTGATCATATCAAGTAATGAAGTCTCTTCTGCATAGTTTAGAGAAGCCGCTTCAACTTGTTCCTGTAGTTCTACTAATTTAACGTTTAGTTCATTTGCATCTTGAGAAGACATTACTAAATTTTCAATGTCATCTAATCTAGATGCAATACCATCATAACGATCATTTGCTTGAACTAACATTTTAGCGGCATTCTCAAATACAGTAGTGGTATCAAAGAATAGGTCCATTGAGAATGTTGTAAAATCATTAATGTTATTCTCAACGCCGACGTTATCAAGAGATGTATTGTATTTAATGTTAAGCTTTAATGAGTAAGAGTTACCGTTAAGTCCAGTAACTGAATTAGGCTTATACTTAATAAGCTCATTAATCTTACCATCTTTAAAGTTATCTAATAATAGAATACCATATAAGTTTGTCGCTCTATTACCAGGGTTTGTTTGTGAATATAGATCGTAATAAACTAGAACAGCATTAAACTTAAAGTTACCTCCGTTTTGAGAGAAATCATGTAATGTGTTGATAGATGAATTGACATTAACTGCATAATAGTCATTTTCATTAAAGTCTATACCAACTGCTGGGTTTTTATTAGTATCAATATCGTAAGATCCATTACCATCTACAAGTGATTGAATACTAAAATTAGTTTCTGGGTGACTTGATCTACCTTCAATAATATTGCTCGCATTTAATGCAAGGCTTGTTGTATTGTATGTGTCATTATCAAAAAGAATAGTTGGAGTGTAACCAACTGAAGAAGGTACATTAATAAATACTTCTTGATATGTATTCGCAGCATAGTTCTTATCGTTAACTACGTCAATTGTACCCAAATACTTAACTACTTTTTCATAGTCATTACCAGTACCTGAAGCATTATCCTCTTCCACATATTTACCAGCTGTACCAACTGCCTCTGAAGAGGTAGCTGATCTCATTCTAAAAGCACCAATACCTTGAAGGTACTTAAAGAATATCTTTTCAGCATCTGACTTATAGATTACTGGATCGAAGTCATCATCATTTCTAATAATCTCTTCTAAGTTCAGCGCATAATTTTGAAGAGTTTCTGCCCATGATCTATTATCATCAACAGAAGGTGTATATGTACCTCCAGCAACATCTTCTAGTCTATCGAACTCAATCGTATTAAGATTATTTACTTGTGCCGCAATATTAGGTAGGTCTAATAGAGCATACTGAGAAAATTCAAATTTTAAATCTGGATCTCCTTGTGCTCTAGTTAAATCTCTAGCGGCAGAAGCAAAAGTGTACATTGTACCACCTTGCTCTCTAACAGTTCTTACTAATGGTGTTGCCATTTAACTTTAAATCTTTTTAATTATGATAATGCAGCGTACTTTGGTGACGCATTGATAACGTACCATTCGCTACCATAGTATCTTAGTGTTACTGATCCATTAGGATCTAGTACAATTGAGCCATATCCAGGTACTAGAGATGTATCAACAGTAACTTGAATGCCATCTGCGATTAGAGTAATTTCTTGTCCTGGTTGACCCTGTGTAAGTGCAGCGTTTCCAACTGCTACAAAATATGTAGAAGCTGTATAACCAAGAGGACCTGGCATTGCGCCTGCAATGTTTTCAGATTCAAAAGAAATACCACCGTTAATATTAATTAGCTCTTCAACATCAGTAACTGTTGATAGAGTAATAAGAGCTGAAGCAAAAGATGCCGCTCCAGTAATATCTAGTGCATCTGTTGAAACACTTGTCATATTAGATAGTGTCGAAGCAGTTGGATCTAACTTACTTGTAAGTAGGCCAAGTTCATCATTTAATGCATCAAAGTTTTCGTTTAAAGTAACTCTTGAAGCTGAAAGGCTATCTGTGCCTTGAATTAATGTAATGGTTGCCATTTGTGAGTTTATATTTAATTATTACACTTAATATAATATTAAGCGGTTATTTGATTATATATCATGCTTAATTTTTAGATTAAGCTAAACTTTATCTATTTGACTCATGATCGTTGTAGAGCAGTAATAACTATAGATTCATTATGGTTAAGTTCTGTGATATTTACATCAAACTGCCGGCCTAACCCGCCAGTATTATCTTCAAAATCCATAACAACAGTAGCAGACATTATATTGTTTCTTGGGTCTACTAACTTAACATTATTAACCTCTATAAACTCAGCCCATGTTGCGGGTTTTCCAGTATTAACATCAATTATTTCTACATCCCACACTGGGTTGTATCTAATACCATCAGTATACAACTGCGAGTGCTGAAAACCATTATACCATTGACCTGGGTAATCATATCCCACACCTACCATAGTACCTCCTGGACCACCAACATTTACGAACGTATCTTTCGCATTAAATCGCACAACTACAGTGCCAGTACCGCCAGTTGAGCTAGGCCAATTCGATCCGTATCCTTCGGTTAAATTTAAAGGAGTCTTATTTGCTGCTAAAGCACCTTCTTGTGTTAAAGTATGAGTTACTGATTCTCCGGTTTCACTTTCAGTAAATGTTATTTCCATAGATCTTGATTGGGTATCAGCGTCTTGTAGCCAATTCCAACCACATATAAACCTCCATTCATTTATACTATATCCAGGGGGTGTATCGTCAGGGTATAATAATTTTAATGTACTACCTAATGGTGTAACAATATTAGTTAAATGAAAATAATGTATTAGCCAAGTAGGATATTCACCGGTATTAGTATCTATAATATCCAATGTAAAGTTTTCATACGGAATTTCATTATCTCTATTATAATTATCATATAATACCTTAATGCTATGTTGACCTATACCCCCAGTACCTTTTATAGTAACGCCCTCAGAATCGGTATCTGCCGTTTTATTTAGAGTAGATTCGTCGGTCCCCCATATTTTACCGTATTTTATAATTTCACCCATAATATTTTAATATGATCTTAAATTTAATGTTAAACCACTAGTACCTGAAGTACCTGAAGTAACGCTAGTCCCTGAAGTACCTGATGTACCACTAGTTCCTGAAGCCCCTGATGTACCGCTAGTGCCTGAAGCCCCTGATGTTCCACTAGTCCCTGAAATTATAATAGGATCTAAATTAGGCCTTACTGTTGGACCATTCGTCCCAATATTACCATTATTTGAAAACGTTTTAATAGTAAATGCATTTTTAGTAACAGTGTTTGAATTACCATTAATATCAGTAATTTTTAAAGTTACTGTATAATCACCTAGATGTTCAAATAAGTATGTAAGTATATTTCTCCTAGACTTAATTGAATCAACTGACCTAGATATGTTTACAACATCCCATTCGTATGCTGTTTTACCAGGTATTTTAGAATTATCTGGTGAAAATGTCATATGTGTTAATTTTTCAACCTCAACATGATCTTTAGATATTCTTACGTCATTGTATGTTGGATTATATGCTTTATAGTTAGACATTCCATTAATTAAACCAGAGCCATTTACAATGCTTACTTCTTCAAAATCATATGTTCTTGAATAGTTTTTACCAACCGCAATTATACCTAAACATACATCAACAATACCATCATTATCAGTATCTTCTAGTATGGCATTATAATTAAATTTAGATATTATAGGATTTGTTGAATTGTTTAATGCATCTCTAACATCTTTCCAATCTTGAATTGTTGCATTAACATCTAACTCACTTACAATAGTTTCATATCCAACGTACATTTGATTATCGTTGTAATCATAATGCATTATTTTAAGATCTGAATTAATATTAGCACTTCTTATAACAAATGATGCACTTACATCAGCACCTACTCTAGTTGAATCCCACCAAGTTCTAGAACCATTGTTCCAATTATGGTTTTTCAAGTTTCTCCAATAATATGGCCCTGTAGTTTCAGAATAGCCTGTTGTAGAAGTAGAATCTGCAAATCTTTTAACCATTGATGCATTTACACCATCACTAGTATCATATAAATAGTTATTGCGATCTAACGTATGGTATAATGTAGCAATTTCATGATCTACTGTATCGGTATTTTGTTGCGGGAAATCCCAATCACCACCTAAGTTTTTCCATCTAGTAGATGTACCGCCCCATAGATTTTCACTATAATCGTTAAGCCATTTATAGACTGAATAAAACTCAACTGGTTTCATTTTAACTGTGATTGCATCAGGGTATCTTAAAACCATCACGTTGTTAAATAGATCTACTTGTTCAAATTTAACAGAGTATGTGCCTTCATACGGTAAAGCAATTGCAACCCTTCTATAAGTATCTACATTACCGATTAAAGTAGCTGAGAAGTTTTTAGGGCCAGTAATATACCATCTAAGTTCATAGATATCTTGCTTCCACCAATTATCAAATGTAACTTCAGCTTGACCAGCATCTAACCACGTAAATTGTGCATCGTCCCATGTTTCATTGAAAGACGTACACTCTAGCATAATTGGAGCTCCGATTCTAGAATCAGTATCATCTGATCTAAATGTATTTCTATCAATGTCGTAATATGTTTGGTAGAATGTTTCAACATCTGAATACAAATCTATGATATCTTGATCTGATAGATTATCAAAGCTTTGAGATTTACCTTCTAATATGTCTGAAACTTTTTCTAAATCTTCAATATAAATATTGTCTTGATGAATATTAATGCTAGCCTCTGTCCCTGCAGTTATAAGACTGATTGGGTTTTGACTAGTCCATATGTTAGTGTTATACGAAGAATAGAAATCGGCTTCACCAATGATGTCTATGATTCTAGCATGCAGTGGTAAATACTCTTTCTGTAATTTGTTCTTAAGACCATATAACTTAATGAGTACCTCATCAGGTGTAAAGTCAAATATCTCTTCAACTTGAGGTGTGTCCCATTCATCAAACTCACCAGTTGGTTCGTTTAATTTATAAAATAGACCAAATCTAGAAGTCTTCTTATATGACGAAGAAGGTAATAGAGTTTCTCTCTTTTTAGCTGCGAAGCCATCGCTATTAAATGGTACTTCTAAAGCCTTCATCTTACCAAACATTGGTGATCTATCATCGATCATTAACCAATACTCTTTAAGGGTTAAGTTGTTATAGCCAAAGAATTTAATGGCATTAATAAGAGCTTTGTATGTACCGACAAATGGTTTAATATTTGCAAGTTCTAATAAAAGTTCTTTACGTTTTCTGTTAATAAGTTGCCAATCAGTACCTAATTCATTAATATCATGATCTTTAAATAGGAATTGATCTTTAGTTGATAGACTTGTACCGAAGTTAGATAAAAGAACTGCTAGTCTTTCGTCTTCTCCCACAGTCTCACCATAAACATAGATATTAGCAACGAGCTTATCATCA